GGCTCAAAAATCAACTGCTCATCCTATGATTGAGATGAAACATCTGGCAATTTAGCGACTTTTATATTGACACTTCTAGATATGTCTTCTTGCTTTGTGTCAGTGCTTGGATCGTTGACATCGTCCTCAGCCTCTTTGTCAGACTTATATTCGACGTTTGTTTTGATATTTTTGACTGTTACTTCAGTCTCAATCTCAACGTCTTTTATGACCGTGCCATTGACTATCGCGTCAGTTTTGCCTTTTTCTACAAAAGATACCATTTTACCTCCTTAGTCTCTGCTTATTTCTAGTATCGAAACAACTACATGTAATCTGTTTGCAGTTGCAGCTTGTGCCTTCAGTGCCTCACTTTCGAGAAGAACCAAAGGTTGTGTTAATAACTCATTTGTTGCTTTTGCAGATATGGCTTTTTCCTTGAATAAACTAAACACAGCGTCGGCTGCGTCTGTTACTGTCAAAGTTATTGTATCTGCATTGTTACTGTCCTCAGAAACTAGAATAGATTTTATTATTGCTCTAGAGTTACTAGGGGCAGTATAAACTGTGGTGTTGTTTGTAGTCGTTAAATCTACTTTTGCGTTTTTGTATATATTAGCCACTGATAAACCAAGAGAATCTCTCTTGCTCCTGTTTTACTTCATCTAAAAAAGTAGAGTTCAATTGTTCAATAAGTGTAGTTATAGATCTGTTTATCTGTTTTTGGTTAGATGTATCGTAGTTATCTTTTGGTTCTGGTATTTTTACATTTATTTTTGCCATTATCTCTCTCCTAACTCTTTTTTATATTTGTGCACTCTGTTTCTAGCTTTTCTCTCAGCATCTTTGTTTTTATCTTTTAGTGCTTTTCCAACATCTCGTCTTGCAGACATCAAAAGTTTTACTAATCTTTTCTTTTTAGGACCCTCTTTCAACGGAGATTTTTTATATTTACGACCATTGAAAGTTAAAAAAGCCATTATCTACCTCCGTCTGCTTGCACGTCTAAACTAAAAGTTCCAAACCTCCAACTCTGATCAATGTCATCATTTTCTATTTTAATATTAACATATCTACCACGAGCTCTTGTATCTTTTTTAGTTGTACTAGACGTGATAGAGAAAGGACTCAGCCCTGTAGAAGAATCTTCTTGAGCTGGAAAACGTTTCACGGCCAACGTTACTTTGGCAGTGCCTTGCAATGCTTTGAAGTCTGGCACAAAACGACGAACAGACAAAAATCTATCTCCTTCACTGCCTTGTCCTTCTAAATCAAAGTCATAAGACTTCACAAAAGAAGATATGGCAGTGCTTGATCCGTCTGTGTTAATCTGATTGCTACCTACTTCATGTTCAAAGTAAGTTGTGGCTCCGAGACCAGTGACTCCTTGTATTGTTGGAAAGGTCCCTGTTTCAGTGGACCCATAAGATGTTGCATATGGCTTTGGATATATCTTAGCGTCCATCCAAGATGTTCTACCCTCCGTGCTGGTATACCAAATACCACCAGGGACTTGCGATCCTGGTGACTCTAGGTAGTTGTATGCAACTAATCTGTTATTAAAACTTTGACCTGATGATGGATACCACCAAATAATCTCTGTAAACAAGTTGTTAACACCTGCTGTAATCTGTTGTCCTTTTGTCAGATCGATGTCGTCATAGACAAAGTCTTCAACAGAGCAAGGTAGTGATTTGACTGTACCATCAAACAGAAAGAATCCATTATTACTCATCCAATAGGCAACACCGTCTATCTCGACAGCTGCATTCTTACCTATCAAACCACAGTTTGTACCAACCTGTTCAAAGCCAAATGTAAAAGGCGCACCAATAAACTTCATGGTATACAAAGCTGTATCGGTCCATATTAGAATTGTTTCTTTTGCCTTGATAGCTCCGATTATTTTAGTTCCGTCTTGTAATCTTTGTGTGCCTGCTGCATTAACTGCTGACGGTGCAAAAGTATTAATGTCTTCTTGATCACCAAACCTGATAAACATGTCATCTTGTGTGCTAGTTGTTCCTATCGTTGTTTCTGTTCCAAAGTGTATTAGGTGTCTTGTGGTGGGTGATATTAATGTAGCTCTTGATGCAGTTGGATTATTAGAAGTAGAAAAGCTAGAGGTGCTAGTAGACGCTCTGTTAGATGTTGCGCTTGTAGCTCCGGCGTTCCATGTAAAAGTTTTACCATTTGCGATTGTTGCAACTAATACCTGACCAAAGTTATCTAGGGACCAAAGACCTGGCTCTAGTTCTACTTGGTCTGCTTTTACAGCTACACCCCATCCACCAAAGTCTGATGCGTCGGTGGCTGTGGCGCCATTACTATGCGTTGCCGCGGTGGTTCCAGAGGCTCCTCTCGTGCACCCTGTTAAATCGTTAGTTGATTTACCGGAATAAGAGATAAGTTCTGAGTCTACTAAGATAGTACCTGAGCTAGGGAAAGCAGAAGCGTCTGATAATGTAATAGTTGTTTCTGATGCGTCTAACTCCTCGTTGACTGTTGTTGCTGTCGCAGAATCAACAGTGCCTCCCCAGTTACCAACACCCCAACCATAACCATAAGTTTGCTCTCTTGGACCAACAGGTTCATAAAACTTACAAGTCATAGAGCCTCCTGTTGATATTGAAGCCGAGGCAGCTGCAGTTGATGTGATTGTAAAAGTTGTTGTGCTAGGAACTGTTATTATTTGAAACTTGACATCTTCAAAGTTAGATGCACTAAGACCTGTGCCACTAGGTAGAGTGACACTATCTAGTTGCACTATGTCACCGGCCTTTGCGCCATGTGCACTTGTAGTTGTTATAGTAACACTTGTTGATGTATTTGTGGTTGCCATCGTAGACGATGTCAAAGAACTTTTGATTGGTGTAATATCAAACAGTTGACCTTCAAAGTATAACAATAAGAACTTATCCGTTCCGAGGGCCACGTACCTATTGCCATCTAAATCTGTAAATGGATGTTGTGCTCTGACAACACCGACTATTTTATCCGGTAAAAGAGAAGACCAACCTCCAACCTTTTCAGGCAGACCATATCTAAATCTTACATTGTTAGAATCAATAAAACGACGCTCAGCACCTTTAGTGGTGTCTTGCTTGTCTATGCCTGGTAGAAAGTCTAGAGTGATAAGAGGCATCTATCCTCCTTAAATTTTATCTTTGTATGCCCAACCGCGAGTCGCGTTCAAGAAGACTAGTGTAAACGCAGTTCCGTTTACTGACACAACTAAATTAGATGCGGACCCTAATATGTTAGAACCGTTTCTTGCAATTGTTAGATTATTAGAACCAAAAGAACCTTTTGCATCGATAAAGGTAACTTCGTTACCCACACTAGGAGAAGCAGGAAGTGTTACCTGTCTTGCTGCTGCGCTTGTGTCTATAATTAATTGATCGTTGTTAACGGCTGTGTAGTTTCTATCTATTGAGTGATAACCCTTCTCCACTGCTAATTGAACTATGTTTGTCCCATCAGAATAGACAACCATCTTTGAAGCCACTGGCATTGTTACACCGGTGCCAGATGCTGTTTTAAAAGTTAAGGTATAATCACTTGTGCTTCTTGATGTGCCGTCCTCTATCAAATACATTTTTTCTATAGAGTCGGGGACAGTGACACTTCTGTTACCAGCTAGAGTGCCTGTAAACTTAATGATCATGTTTCGTCCATTGGACGAAGAGCCATTATCAATAGTTAAGGTTTGATCCGAAGATGCAACGTTTAGAGATAAATAACCACCTACGGCCTCTTCTACTAATTGTAGATTAGTATTGGTTGTAGATCCCCATAGACCTGCTTTTTCACCTGTGGCGATTAATTCAAATTTTTGTGATGTAGAAAATGTTGATGCCATACTGCCTCCAAATTTATATTATGTTTCCACGTTTGTCCATGTTTGACTTGCATTCACGTCTATGTCATTCCAAGTTACAACACCTGGACCGTTGACAGAGGATGTCAATAGGTTAGTGCCTAGAACCTCCACTGCTTTTGCTACAATGGTCACAGATCCTACTCCTACGGTTCCTGCTAAGTTAGTGCTGACAGCTACGTCCGCAGCTGCCTTTGGTGTCATACTGCCAAGACTTGATGTAAGACCGTTACCACTGACAGTGACATTGGCTGCTCCAACAAAAGTCAGATCACCAATAGAGATATTATTTACGTTGGTTCCTAAAGTAACATCAGCGTTGGCCTCAATCGCTGAAATGTTACCTAAGCTTATTGTAGCCTGAATACCCTCTAGGTTTACCGGTTGATGAGTAGATTCACCAAAAGCAAATTCACCAAAAGGAGATATACCAAACATTCTACCTTGCCGTTGTCGGCACTCCTTTACTACTTACAAATGGATGTTCTGCAAATGCCATGTAAATATATGTTCCAGAATGATTTATACCAC